TAGGGCCACCTCCGCTCCCCCCGGTCGCGGCGCCGGGTGAGCAGCCACCACCGCGGCGCCATCTTCGGGAGCGGCTGCTGAGCTACTCACAGCTCATGGCGATGCCGTCCCCTGAACCGCTGGTCGAGGGGTGGATATGGCGAGACACCGTGGCGTGGCTAGTTGGTGAGCCGGGGGACGGTAAGACGTTCGCCGCGATCGACCTCGCGCTGTCGGTGGCGACCGGGGCGGCGTGGCATGGGCACGCGGTGAAGGCCGGCAACGTGCTCTACGTGATGGCCGAAGGGTCGGCCGGCGGGCGGGACCGGGTAGCCGCATGGGTGAAGCACCACCGCGGCGGGGACCCGCTCCCCGACGACCGGACGTTCGCCGTCTACCCCGAAGCGATCCAGGCCGGCGACCCCGCGGGGTGGGCCGAACTGGTCGAGGTTGCCGGCGAGCGGGACCTCGATCTGATCGTGCTGGACACGCAGGCCCGGAACACGGTAGGGCTCGAAGAGAACAGCAGTACGGCCATGGGGCTGTTCGTCGACCAATTGGAGGCGGTCCGCCGGGCGTGCCACGGGACCGTCCTGGTGGTGCACCACGTGCCGCGGGGCGGGTCCAACCCCCGGGGGGCGTCGGCCATCGACGGGGCGGCGTACTCGATCCTGCGAGCCACGAAGAGTGGGCCCCTGGTCACCGTGATCCAGGACAAGCAAAAGGACGGGGTCGAGGGGCCATCGTTGACCCTGCAGCTAGTGCAAGTACCCGGGGTCGAGATTGCGTCCGGGGTGCACCGGGCCGGCGACAACCCCGCGGTGCTGGCCGATTACGACATCGAGGCTGCCGCGTCGCTGGCGGCTGACCTCATCGTGGACATGAGCGAGGGGCAGGCCCGGCTACTGACCATCTTCGTGGAAGTGTTCTACGAAGGGCACGGGGCGACCAAGGCCGAAGCGCGGGCGGAGTGGGGCCGGCGGGGCGGGTCGGATGCGAGCTTCTACCGGGCGTGGAACTGGGCAATCGAAGACGGCCGGTTGGCCCGGATCGAGGGTCGCCAGAGCTACCGGTGGATCGTCCATGGCGAGTGAGCGAAAGCTCTACGATCGACGCTGACGCAGAAGAGTGACGGACCCTGCCTACGGGCAGGGTCTTCTGTTTGCCGTCCCTCTCGCTGCGGTGTAGAGCTTTTGGGTTGCGCTCCGTCATTCCCGGTCACGCTCCGTATAGATTCTCACGAAGTTGATCATGCGTGAGAATCGCGTGAGAATTCTCAAACGTTCTCACGCCATTCTCACGATCAACATAGCTCTGAGCTGGGGATTCTCACGGGATTCTCACCCGTTCTCATTCTCACTCAAATTCTCACGAGGGGTCCTCTTTAGAGGGACCCCCGAGATGAGAAGCGGCATTCCCATCTCGCTCCCGCAGCACAGTCCCGGAGCGGGTTGCGGGAGCTCTAGCGAACCGCTTAAGGTTCAACCCATGACGACAGAGCGTGCGGTGGACACGACACCGCAAATCAAGGGCAATTACCCGTTAGCGGGCAAACGGATCGGGCCGGCCTGGCGCCGCATCTGGCGAGAGCTCGGGGACGGCGAAGTCCACGCGGGGCGGGCTCTGGCTGGCTGGCTGGCCCCGCTGACCGATGTTGCGGTGGTGACCATCGAGGAAATGCTTCGCCAGGCCGCTAGCCGAGGTCTGATCGAGCGGGTTTCGGTCCGGGCACCCCAACCGTCTCCGGCTGGCGGTAGACGAACGCTGGTGGCCTACCGCCGAACTGACGTGCCTCATGCGACCTCTACGCGCGACGCTGGCGGGCGATGATGGCCCTATCCCTACACGGATATCAACGGGACCTTGTCGCGGCTGTGACGGCGTCGTGGCGAGATGGTCTCTACCGGCCCGCCGCGGTGCTGCCGACCGGTGGCGGGAAGACGGTGAGCGCGTCGGCGATCATCGCGGAGGAACACGAAAGCGGCCGCGTTGGCCGAACGCTGGTGATCGCGCACCGCCCCGAGTTGATCAAACAGTGGGTCGGGACGCTCCGGCTCATGGCGCCTCGGCTACGCGTCGGTGTCGTCGCGGCTGGCGACGACCAGACCGGGGCCGATGTTGTGGTCGGCATGGTTCAGACGCTGCGGACCGAACGCCGCCGCAACCGGATCCGCAACGTCGGGCTGGTCGTGGTCGACGAATGCCACCACGCCGCCGCTCAGTCGTATCAGGACTGCCTGCGCCACTGGGGTTGCCTCGACGGGACGTTGTCGCCGGCCGGCACCCGAGCGCGCGCGCTCGGACTTACGGCCACGATGAGCCGCGGGGACGGCGTGGCGCTCGGTCAGACGTGGGAGCAGGTTGTCTACCGACGGCCGATCGCTCACATGATCCGGGACGGCTTCTTGGTTGAGCCGCGCGGTCTGCGGGTGCGGATCGAAGATCTTGACCTTCGCAAGGTGCGCAAGCGTCCCGACGGCGACTATCGAGACTCTGCGCTCGGCGAGGCCATGTCCGCCTCACTGGTGGCGCCAGGCCGGATCTATGACGCGTGGGCCGAACACGCGTCCGACCGGTTGACGATCGGCTTCGCTCCCACCGTCGATTTCGCCCGGACGATGACGGAGACGTTCGCAGAGCATGGCGTGGCGACCGCGATGGTGTGGGGAGAGCAGGCCAAGGAAGAGCGCGCGCTCGTACTCAAGCGGTTCGCGGCCGGTGAGATTCGCGTTGTGTGGAATTGCGGCGTGATGACCGAAGGGACCGATATTCCTCCGGTCTCCTGCATCATCGTGTCCCGGCCGACCCTGCATCAGGGGCTGTACATACAGATGGTCGGGCGTGGCCTGCGCCTCTACCCCGGCAAGAGCGACTGTTTGGTCATGGACGTGTCGGGCGTGACCGGCCGACACGCGCTCGCGACCGAGGTCGACCTCGTCGGCACCGAGGACATGGAACGTGTGGGCGAGTCCGATGAGTTGGACGTTCTCTCGATGCTGACGGAGGATCTTGCCGAGGCTGGAGAGAAGCCGGAGCCCGATGAGCTGGTCTACCGGGACGGGCGGGTTGTCACCGAAGAAGTGGACCTATTCCACGGTTCGCGGCTCACGTGGTATCAGACCGAGGCGGGACTCTGGTTCCTGCCCGTTGGTAACCGGTACCTGTCCATCGTGCCGGAACGCGAGGGTGTCGGCGTGGCCGTGCGGGAATCGTTCGCGGGTGGTCGGGCGTGGTGGGTTGCCCGCGGCCTGCTCGATGTCACCATGGCCATGAGCACTGCCGAGGACGATGTGAGCGAGGGTGAGCGCGAGGTAGCCGCGCGGGACGCGAGGTACCGCACGAAGACACCGAACGCGCTCGAGCTCAAGTCATGGCAGAAGCTCAACCCCGGGGCGTCGACCCCACGCACGGTGGGCGAGCTTCGCCGCGCGCAGGTTGTCCGGGACGCATCACGTGCGCTCGACCCCGGGTATCTGCACTGGCTTGCTAGCCAACAGCTAGTCAAGTAGTGTGCTCGTCATGACGGCAGAGGAAAAGTGGACGCTGGCGTGGGTGGTTGCTGGTGGATTGCTCGCGTTCGGGGGTATGTGGCTCGCCGCGGTGCTAGGAGGGCGACGTGCCCGCAATCGATGAGTTCGATGGGGAGATCGGTACCGTGTGGCGCCTGATCATCACGGATACCGAGAACCTGAGCGGCGTGGCTCCGGCCTGTCCGCAACCGGACGTGCACGCGATGGTGTCGCCGGCCGGCGCGCCCGGGGTGACGTTCGAGTCGTGGGTGTTCGATGAGTGCTGCATCGGTCCGCATCTGGAGTGCTGGACCGAGGATGCCGCACGCGAGGCGTGCTCGACGCTCAACCGGCTTTCGGTCGAGGTCTGCTCGTGACTGACCCGGTGCTGTTACTGGACCTGTTCGTCCCCGGCGTGCCGCGCCCGAAGGGGTCGCTGGCTCCGCAGCGCGTCAGGGCCGGGGACGGTCGGGAGACCGGGCGCGTCCGGTTGGTCGACTCGGACTTGAGCAAGGCATGGCGCCGCAAGATGGCGCACGCGGCAGAAGAGCGGAAACTCAGCATGGACGCATGGCGCGGTCCGGTTGTGGTCACGGCGCGGTTCGGGTTCGCGCCATGCTGCAAGGAGGAGATCCACGATGAGCCGCACATCGGGGACCTCGACAAGTTGCTGCGCAACGTGTACGACGCGCTACAGGATGCGAAGGTGTATCTCAACGATCGCCAGGTCGTACGCGATGGCGGGTCGGTCAAGATCTGGTCATCCGTTCAGTGGCAGGGTGCGCGCATCACGGTGTGGGGTGAGTAGGCGTGGCCGGACCGATCCTGCTCAAGCTCCACGGTGAGCTGATCTGCGTCCGGCCGAGCCACCACCTCCCGGTGCACGGCGACCCCGTAGCGCTCCGGGATGCGGCGGCTGAACGCGTGGCCGTGTGGCGCAAGGCGCAGGTTCCCGAGCGCCGCATACTGCCATCGTGGGAGACCGAGCCACGGCCGGCCGTCAAGGGCGAGATCACCGGGACGGCGCTGACGCTGGCGAAGTCGGGTACCGAGCGCGGGTGGTACGTGACGGCCCGATACGGGCGTGGGCCCTATCAGTCCGGCTCGACCGAACGCGCTCGGGTGGTGGTCTGCGATCGGGTATGGATCAACCTCGCAGCGCGCGCGGTCAGCCTTGGTGGCAACCCTGCGCGCCGGGTGCAAGCCGTCGGCTGCTGGGCCGACGGACGTACGTCCGGCGCGCTGTGGTGGGCAGAGGGGGCGTTTCCACAGAACGTGGGGATCGAGGCACTACAGTTATTGATCAGTCAAGCTGTAGTGATCCGGAGGTAGGCATGCCCGCGCATCGAATCCCGGATGACATCCGGGCCGGGGTGGTGGAGGCGATCGCTGCGGGTGGCGCCATACGCGCTGTGGCTGCCGAATTCGGGGTGAGTCTCGCCAGTGCTCGACGTATGGCTGATGCGGCTGGTGTCGAGTGGCGAACCGACACTGCCCGGACCGAAAAAGCCGTACGCGCGGGTCACGTCACCATGGCCGCGCGTCGGGCCGAGCTTGCGAATTTGCTATTGGAGGATGCACACCGGCTACGTCAGCAACTATGGCAGCCGGCGAAGGTTGCCATGACTGTGCAGGTGGGCGACGGTGGCGGATCGATGATCGTCGATCACAAATTAGACGAACCGACGTTTAGGGATAAGCGAGAGATTATCACGGCAACCGCTATCGCCCTCGATAAGCACCTTAAGGTTATTCAGTTCGACGGGTCGCCGGAATTGGCGAACGCAAAGAGCCTACTGGAGAGCGCATTCGAGGCTGCGGCTCGAATGTTCGGTACCGGCGACGAGTTGGTGAGGGAGGGCTGATGCACTGGTTCCGGCTGGCCGCGGTGCTGGCGTTGATCGTGATGATGGTCGGACTAGTCGCTCCCGGAAGCCCCGGGCTCGGTCGCGGCCTGGCGCTTGTGCGTGTCCGGCTGGCCCGGGGCGCTGTCGCGGTGCTGCGAGCGATCGCCAGGGCTGCGCGATGACGACGACCGCGCAGGCCGTGGCTGACTGCCCATGGTGCCATCACGCGCGCCGGACGGTGGACCTGCTGCGCGAGGGTGACGGCCTGGCCATCGAGCACGTACCGTCCTGGCGCGGCCGACAGTGCCCGGGGCCGAGCTTCCGGGACGTGTTCGGCGCGGCCGACGCCGTGCCCGAACCGACCGATTACGCGGTCGGCTACGCGACCGGTTGGCGTGAGGCGATCGAGGTCGTACAGCGCAGACTGACCGCGGTCCGGGCCGAGCCTCGAACCGACCGCACGAGCAAGGCGACGGCTATTGGTCAACTGTTGGCCGAACTGATTGAGGCGGGGCCGCGATGATTCGGGGCAAGGTGTTCAGGTTACCGGGTGCGTACTGGCCGTTGCGGACTGGCGTTCTGGGCGTCGATGTGGCGGTGGGTCGCCCGCACGCGGTGTGGTGTTACGAGATCCACGACACCGCCCGCCCGGCCGGGATGCGCATGATCCGATCCGGGGTCCGGTACTCGTGGCTCGGCGCGATGGCTGCCTTTGAGTCGTCGTTGCGCGGCGCGTGTGCAGGTGACCCGCCGCGTCCCGATGAGATCGTGTGGTGTCCGCGATGAGTGCGCTCGATCCGCCGGCCGGCCGATGCTCGGTCTTCGGTCATCCACCCCGATACCGACTCATTGCGCCGTTTCAGGATGGATTTCTCGTTTGCCTGACGTGCGACATGGTCCCTGTCGATGGCCACCCCGTACACGAGCGCGGTTGGTCGAGAGCGCAGTACCTGCGCGCGCAGGAAGAAGAGCGGCGCCGCGGTGCAACTGAGTGAGGCGCAGCTTCGCTCGATCGCTCAGTCGTGCGGGTTCATAAACCTGTGGGACGGACCGATCCGGGCCGGCAAGTCCGTCTGCTCGCTCATTCGGTGGCTCCACTTCGTGTCGACCGCGAGCACTGCCGGCGTGCTTGTGGTCACCGGCAAGACGATGGACACGATTCAGCGCAACGTCTTCGAACCACTCAAGTCGCGCGACTTGTTCGGGCCGGCCGCGCGTCAGGTCGAGTACACCCGGGGCGCGCCGACGGGCACGATCCTCGGTCGAACCGTCGAGGTGATCTCCGGCAACGACGCCAAAGCCGAGGAACGCTTGCGCGGCCTGACGTGTGCAGGGTGGTACGCCGATGAGGTAGGCCTGCTGCCCGAACAGTTCTTCGATCAGCTCATCGGTCGATGCTCGGTCCCCGGGGCTATGGGGTTCGGCACCACCAACCCTGGCGCGCCGAATCACTGGCTACGTCAGCGGTTCATCCTGGAAGCGTGGAGGCGATCCAGTGGCGTGCGGCACTGGCACTTCACCATGGAAGACAATCCGGGGATCACCGAAGAATTCAAGGCCACGCTTCGAGCGCTCTACACCGGCATGTGGTTTAAGCGGATGATCCTGGGTCTCTGGGTCATGGCCGAAGGTGCCATCTTCGATGCGTTCGATGAGGACACTGACGTCGTCGACGAGATCCCGGCCGATATCCACTGGATCGCCAGTGGCACCGACCACGGGGTGCGCAACCCGTTCCATTCGGTCCTGCTAGGCCTGGCCGACCGCAAGCTCTGGGTCACCCACGAGTACCGGTATGACAGCAAGAAGACCGGGCGCCAGATGTCGGACGCGGAGTACTCCGACGCCTACGCCGAATGGCTCGCGACGGCGGAGGTCAGTCCGGGAGTGCAGGGTGTCACGCCGGATTGGGAGGTGATCGACCCCGCCGCGGCGGCATACCGCACCACGCGGTATCAAGCCGGCTCGACACCGTACCCCGGAGTGAACGAGGTCGACCTCGGCTTGCGCACGCTGTCGAGCCTGTTCGCCCGACGGCGTATCAAGATCCACCGTCGGTGCCAGCACCTGCTCGCCGAGATCCCCGGATACTCATGGGACGAGAAAGCGGCGCAGCGCGGTCAGGACGCGCCGATCAAAGTTGACGATCACGGCTTGGACGCACTCCGGTACGCTGTCGAGACCACCCGCGTCTTCTGGGAAGGGGCAGTCTACGATGCCGCTTGAGTACGCCCCTACGCAGCAATGGCCCCCTGTTGACTGCCATACTCACTATCAGGTGGTTGACGAGTGGGACGCGTGGTACTCCGGCGACCGCGGTCGCCTCATGGCTATGTACGGGGTGGACGGCGACATCATGCCGATCGCCAACCGGACCAGCCAGTACCGCGGCGGGCTGGTCGGTCGGCTGGCTCGGTTCTGGTGGGGCCAGCCCATCCCGACCACGCAACCGGCCCGCAAGCTTCATGTCCCGCTGGCCGCTGACGTGGCGCAGTACTCATCGGATCTCCTGTTCGCATCCCCGCCGGACATCGATCTGGGGTACCCGAAGCTGACCGCGCCGGCCGGCGATGCTGCATCGTTGACCGTGGTCCGGTCGCCCGACCCTCGCTCGAAGCGGTGGGACCAGATCGTTGAAAAGGGGAACTTCTGGCCGCGTCTGCGCGAGGCTGCTGAGC